ATGGGACTTCCTCCTATAGTAACAGCAGCTAGACTAGGTAAAAAAATTTTTGGTGCTGATGATGAAGAAGAAGAAGAATTTAAGAGTGATTACACTATTGGTCCTGATGGTCAATTTATGTATACAGGATCAACAGATACTATTGATGATACAAAAAAAGAATTTGCTATAAATAATCCATTAGATTTAAGTGAAAAAACTAATCAAGTTGACCAAGTTTTTAATTATAAAGATGTTATTCCTACCATGAATTTATCAGAATCTAGAAACCCAAATAATTTTAATGTAAACCAAAATTATATGACATCGGGAGCAGAACCAAATTTTGAATACCCTAGGTCTATAAATCAAAACATGTTGACTGAACAAGACTATGACTACTTTAATAATACTTTTCAAAACGGAGGCATAGCAAGATTATTATAATGGCTAAAATTGTACAATCATTAACAAGAGCAGAAGAAGAATATAGCAGAGCTAATTTACAATCATTGGTTAGAGATCTTGATGGTGTAATAACAAAATTAAACTCTTCATTTCAAGACGAAGTTAAACAAGAAATAGAAGCTAAAACTTTCTTTTTAGATGCATAATGGCAGTAGTAAATGAATATAAATTTTATGGTAAAACAACCACATCAGCTGAGTCTGTTGATATGTTGGAGCCAGGTGTAAATGAAACAGTAATTGTTAGATCATTACGAGTTACTAATAAATCAGGATCTAATACACCAACCGTTACTATTAAAAACAATGCATTTGAGATAGTACATACCCAAACATTAGCGACATCAGCTAGTGTAGAAATATTGACTTTACCTTTAATCTTAGAGGGAGGAACTAAGTTATCTTATACTACAGCCGGGACCATGTCTGATGGCGTTGTTTTTGGTATAAGTTATCTTAACATTAAAAAGGAGAAAACAGACTAATGGAATTAAAAGAAGCAGAAGTACAATTAACCTATAGAAATAAGAAAACTGGAGAGACTTTTAAAGATAGAAAAGAGTGGGAAGCTAAAGGTTATACAAACGAGGACATGGCACAGGACGTAAAAGTCATCATGCCACCTCTTGATTTACTAAGTAAAACGTAATAAAGTAGGAGATTAAGGTAAAATTATGGCAATTTCAAGAATGCAAGAACCCAGACAATTATATGGATTAGGAAGTATCGTTAAGAAAGCGGTGCGAGGCGTTAAGAAAATCGTTAAAAGTCCACTAGGTAAAGCAGCTATTGGTGGTGCTTTAATGTTTGGTATACCTGGAACAGGTATAGGTGGTCTATTTGGTAGAGCTGGTTTTGGTGGAGCAGCAACAGGTTTATTTGGACAACAAGGAATAGCTGCTAGTTTGGGTGCAGGTAGAGCAGCACTAGCAAATAGATTTGCACCTAAAGCTTTAGGTGTAGATAAGTTTGGTCAAACTATATTTCAAAGAAAAGCTCCAAGTTTTTTGTCAAAGTTAAATCCTTTTGGTGCAAACTTTGATGCGAAAACAGCTTTTCTTACAGGAGGAGCAGGTTTAATTGCAGCACCTTTTATAGCAGATGCTATGGCTCCTGAAGAAGTAGAAGAAGAAGTTGATGTAATGGATGTTGGAGGCATTAGACAAAGTGCAAAAGATTATTACATGGGTCTAGGCGGAAAAAATTTAGCGTTCATGCCACAAAAAAAATATGTAATGGAAAATTTTTATCAACCTAATGCTGATGGCGGTAGAGTCGGATATGCTAATGGAATGATGGTTGAAGACGAAGAAGAAGAATTTATTAGATCAGGTGCAGGTCAAAGATTTAGACAACCTAAAGCATTTTTAAATATGGGCGGTAATGCAGGTCAAGCTCAAGCAGAACAAATGTTGATGGCAGAGTATGTTAAATACAAAAACAAAGGTGGCACATTATCTTTTGAACAATTTGTAAAAGCAGTGATGCAACAACAAGCACCAGAAGGTGCAGGTATGGAACAACCAGTAGCTATGGCAGCTGAAGGTGGATTAATGACTCAAGTGCCAGGTTATACAACCCCAGAAGGTTACAACAAATTTGATTACCCTAGTGGTGGAAAAGAAGTTAGAGTTGGTAAACAAGAAGGCGGCATCATGGAAACAGAAGAAGCATCTGAAATGATTGACATGGGCGGCATGGAAAAAGATTATAGAAATACAGGTGGTTTTGTAGAGATGGGCGGTAAAGAAAGAGCTGACGATGTGCCTGCTAGACTATCTAAAAATGAGTTTGTATTTACAGCAGATGCTGTTAGAAATGCAGGAGGCGGCGATATAGATAAAGGCGCTGAAGTTATGGAAAATTTAATGAATAACTTAGAACAAGGTGGCGAAGTTTCTGAGGATTCACAAGGATTAGAAGGTGCGCAAGCAATGTATGATCAACAACAAATGTTACAATCGAGGATAGCATAATGGCAATAGCAGATTATTTAGAACCGGCAGTAAAAGATTTTGCAGATCAGGCGACAGCCACATATTCTGCACCTATAGATACAACTCAATTTACTGGTAGACAATTTGTTGCTGGTGAAGATCCATTACAAACACAAGCAATAGGGATTGCACAACAAGGTGTCGATTCTTTTCGACCATTTTTAACAGCTGCACAAGCAGCACAACAACAAGCAGCAGGAACTGTAGGTGGACTTGGTGCATTAACAGGAGCGTCAGCTTACCAACCATTTATGTCTCCTTATCAATCACAAGTTATTGATACAACTTTAGCAGAGTATGATAGACAAGGCGCAGCAGGTGAACAACAGATTAGAGATGCAGCAGTTATGTCTGGTAACTTTGGTGGTGGTAGAGAAGGTGCACAATTAGGTCAGTATCAATCAGATAGACTAGCAGACAGAGCGGCTCTTCAAGCACAATTATTACAATCAGGATTTCAAAACGCACAACAAGCAGCTAACCAAGCCTTTACACAAGGTGGTCAACTAGCTGGATTACAATCTGGTTTAGGAACACAACAGTTTGGTTTATCTAATTTTGCAAGACAAGGTATGGGTGCAGACATTTCTGCATTAGGATCTCTTGGTGCATTAAGACAAGGTTTAGATCAAGCTAGATTAGGAGCTGATCAACAAGCAGCACAGACTGCAGCTTATGAACCTTACGGAAGATTATCACAATACGGTTCTGCATTAACTGGTTTAGGTGGTGGAGTTGCAGCACCTCAATACGCTGAACCTCAAGCAGCAAGTCCTTTCTCAACTGCACTAAGCACAGCTTTAGGTGTAGGTGGATTGTACGGAAAAATATTTAAGTAGGTAATTATGAAACCATTAAATAGACCAATGTTTAGATACGGCGGCCCTATTAAAGAGGGTGTTATGTCGGGCATTAGGGAACCAAAAAAAGATGGTGGATCTATGTCTCAATTAGTTAAACCTAATAACGATGGTAGTAGACCAGGTTATGCTGGACCAGCAACTCCTTTTATATTAGCCGGAATGGGGCTACGTGCATTAGCACCTTATGCAGTGAGAGCTGCAAGACCAGTTATGAATTTTTTTAGAGGCACGGCTCCAGCTACAGTAAGAAAAGGTTTAGGGAGAACAAGAGTCCCAACAACAACGGAAAGAATGTCATCTTTATTTAGAACATCTCCTGCAGGACAATATTTAATGCGTTCTCCTGAAGGTCGATTAATTTCAGGTGGTGCAGGTTATGCTGGTAAGGCTGGAAGAGGTCTATTAAAAGGTGGTAAATATCTTGCAAGCTCACCTTTAACTTTAGCAACAGCTGGTTACTATGGTGGTAAAGCATTGTTGCCTGATGGCACGCCTGATCCAAATGCACCAGGGGGACCAGATGGGCCTCCAAGTGTTTTAAATCCACCACCAGGAAGTAAAAAAGGAGGTTTAGATAAACCACCTCCAGGAGTGCAATTAACTGATAAAGAAAAACGTGCTCAACAAATAGAAAAATACAGAGACATTATGGATATTAAAGGCATGAATAAAGCAGCTGCATATGATTCTTTAATTGCAGCTAGTCAAGCTGTTAACCAAGCAGGTGGAGATTTAAAAGGAGCTATAAGAGATGGTAGTTTAATTAATCAAATTATACAATCAACTAGTAAAGCATTTGATAAACCGGCTAAAA